TGCGCAGCAAGATATCATACGAAATATTCGTATTGTATGTGATGGAAATGATGCACAAGAAATTAAACCACTGAGATACTTTAATGAATTAAGTTCATGGAAATACGCTACAGGTGTATTCCCGCCTGGTTTAGCTATTTACAGCTTTGCATTAGACACATCAAAATGGATAAAACCAAGTGGTTCACTGAATACAAGTAGAGTTAAAAATTTTCAGTTAGATATTGACATGTGGCCATTATCACAAAATTCCATGTATCTAATTGACTACGTTGTATATGTAGAAAGTATAAATTTCTTAGTAATTGAGGGTGGTATGGGTGGAATGAAATATGCAAGCTAATATGTTCCGGTAATTTAATCAATTATATTTTAATACTAATAAGTTAGATGAGTATATTAACACAAATTTCTAAGAAAGTAAATTATGATATATCAAAGGCATTAAATGACCCTGAGGCAGAAGCTTATGCGAAACAACAAGAAATTCAAGCAAAACAAGACGCAGAAGCAAAGGAAAGAAAACTTAAGGAAGAAGAACGGATTAAAAAAGATTTAGATATGAAGGCAAAGTCTGACGCAAAAGCAAAATCATTGGCCGAAAGGAGCACATTTAGTATAAAAAGAGCTATGAGAAATACTGCCTCAGGTATTCTTACAGGATTTATGAGCCTTATCTTAATATGTTTTATTTTATACGGAGGTCATTTAGCAGCGAATGATGCAATTGGATATAATAATCCATTTCGTATTCTGAGTTTTATATATGGCTGTATCTTTTTCTTTATCGAAATACCAAAGTCATTTATACGTAAATACTGGTATAAATTAGAAATACCTTATTATACATATTTGCCACTTTCAACATATCAACCAACAGGTGACTTAGAAACCATTTTTCTTGGAGGGTTCTGTTACAGAGAAGACGAGGCATCCAATGCAGCCCGTTCGGTTGTAGGGGGGCTTTATAAAACAGCATTTGATAAAACCCAGATAAAGGGCGCGTGATTTAATATATTAGATGCCTGATTTACCGCTAGTAAGTATTGTAACGCCGACCTATAATCGCCGACGTTTCATTCCTTCTCTCATTAAAATGGTTCAGACACAGACATATCCTAGAGACCGCATGGAATGGATAGTCTTTGATGATGGTCAGGAGGAAGTCGGAGATTTATTTGAACAAGCTACATCTGAACTACCTACTCTAAAATTCATCTGGTCTGAAGACAAGATGACACTCGGTGAGAAACGCAATCGATTAAATAAGGAAGCCAGGGGAGATATTATAGTTGCCATGGACGATGATGACTTCTATTTTCCAGAAAGAGTAGAAGAGGCCGTGAAAGCTTTGCAAGATAACCCTGGTTATAGATTAGCAGGTTCTAGTGAAGTCTATATGTATTTTACGGATACAAAGGAAATTTGGAAGGCAGGGCCATATTTCAAAGGTCATGCTACTAATGGAACAATGGCATGGACAAAGACATATGCAGATACCCATCAATATGATGAGACAGTAGCCTTCTCAGAAGAAAAATCCTTCTTAGAGGGATACAAAAATCCTTTAGTTCAATTAAATCCTAAGACGGTCATGCTAGTTATGAGCCATTCAGACAATACGTTTGATAAGACGGAACTTAGAACTAACACAAATCCATTACTTGTTAGAACAAACTTGAAAATGAAGGATTTTATCAAGGATCCTGAACTATTCAACTTCTTTAGTACACTGTGAATACATATCATATAGTTTCTTGTCATAGTTATCTGTCTTATTATAGACGGTTAACTCTGCTCTATATGATACATCCAGGAACCACATATTATAGTCAACTAGGGTCTTGCTAAGGTCTACAAGAGGTGTCTTGTGTGACTGAGAAGGAGCGCCTGTAAATAATACGGTGTCTTCTGGAATTGGGGTTTCTGAGAGAAGTTCTTTCAAGCTTGTAGTTTGCTTGGCAACAACATCATATATTAAATCGCCATAGTGAAATTGAACCTTTACACTCATATGCTATAAGATAAATTGAATTTTTTAAACCGCTTACTCATACAAATAGGTCTAAACAACTCACGGCACCTTCTTATAGAGTTTTCTTATACAATGGCCGCAAGAGATGATTCATTGAATAGGATATTAGATGTATATGAACAACCCATTCTGTTCTCAGTAACAGATACCTCTGGCTATGCATCTCAGCCGAGAGAAATTAAGGTTCCTCTGAGGCCACATCAATTGGCCATGATTTATGCCATGCATCAAAAGGAGAAAACTTGTATTGATGGATTTGAAGTAAAAGATGAAATTCATTATAGTCAAGCAGCTGTCTTGGGAGATAAGGTTGGTTCAGGCAAGACCCTGACAACCCTTGGTTATCTAGCATATAAAAAAGCAAATCCAATTACTTCTGTATTTAATCGTATAAATATGAGGTCTCAGACGACATTTTGGAGTAAAAAGCCCATTTGTTCTACCGAGTGTTCGGGTAATACTCTTATAATTGTTCCACATACGCTTTTTCATCAGTGGAAGCATGCTATAACAACCCAGACTACCTTGTCTTTCTTTGAAGTGAAAACAACGAAGGCCTTAGAAAAAACAGATTTCGCAGAACTTATTAAAACTCGTGATGTAACTCTAATGTCAAATACAATTATAAAGACATTTATGGCTACAGAACAACGACATAATATACAATGGTCTACTCTTATTTTCGACGAAGTCGATAGTATTCATTTTACTTCTACTGTTCCAATGCCAAAGGCAAATTTTTATTGGCTAATAACGGCAACATGGCCAAATATATTATTTCAAGGCCTATACATGTATATTTCTAATGCCTTTTTGTCCCAAAGAGCATCAAGTGGTCTTCATCCTGAATTAGTAGAAATGCTTCATCAGGACCAGGTAACAAATGGATCCAACTATTATTCTAGATACGATGTAAAAAGTGCAAATTTTTTCTCAGAGTTTTTGTCAAAGCATCCTTCGAGAGGTCATCTTGTGCTACGCACTAGTGGACCTTTCATGGAACAAAGTTGGCGTTCACCACCCATTGAGGAAACACGTATAATTTGCGAGGCACCTATTTCACACAGAATTATAGCCCAATATGTTAACGCAGAAATCCAGGAACTCTTACATGCAGGAGATGTTCAGACAGCCTTGGAAAGACTAGGTGTAAATAATACTTCACAGTCCTCCTTGATTTCTGCCTTGTGTGAATCGCGAGAGAAAGAATTAGATAGATTAGAGAAAACTCTGGCGTTTAAGGAGACTATCGATTACTCAACACCTCAACTCAAGGAACAAGCAATTAATTCCTTGAAATCTAAGATTACATCGATAAAGGAACAGATTGCTTCCTTGAAACAACGTATCTTACATGTAAAAGACGAATTATGTGCCATTTGTATAGAAGAGCCAAAAGTTCCCACATTTGTTTTGTGTTGTGAACGCTTATTCTGTGGAGAATGTATTATTAAATGTATTCAGAGAAATCCATCCTGTCCTCTTTGTAGAGCACCTCTCGACTATAGACACCTGAGGCAACTAAATTCAGAAATAGATGCATCTGGAACTCCTACAAATGAAATTATTTCCGATAGAAAACCAAAAAAGAAAGATGCTCTTTTAAAACTTATTACAGATACAAAGGGTGGAAGGTTTTTAGTTTTCAATAGATATGATAATCCTTTTTTAGAAATTGAAGGAGAACTCTTACAACTTGGTATTCGAGTTGCAACTGTCAAGGGAAACAAGGACCACATTTCAAGTACTTTGAAACAATTTGAAAAGGGAGAAATTCAGGTTCTCTTGATGAATAGTATGCAAGCCGGTGTAGGAATGGATCTGAAATCAGCAACCCACGTTGTCTTAATGCATAATATGCGAACAGAAGAGGAAAGGCAAATTGTCGGTCGTGCTATTCGTCTTGGAAGAGTAGAACAACTGAATTTAGTTCGTCTACTACATGAAGGAGAGGAACGTGTTATTTAATCTTTATAAATACATAATTGTTTTGGAATACTGATAGAATCTATTTTCTTTGCTTGGGCAGCGGGTATCTTCGTTTGCCTTGCTTGGACTACTTGGTTCAGTATAACTGGAATATCATCAATCTGACAGCCATGCTCATCTGAGAATTGTACCATTTGTTTCCAAGTATTGTACATGGAAGATTGCCTTGTTAGAACTTGAGTAAATTGTAGTTGAGAAGGGTTTAATATATTTGTTATTGGATATTCGGAAAGAAATGCATTCGTAATTTTTAATTTTAATTGGAAACTTGGTCTTAGTAGATTCCAATTCTGATAAAAGAATGCCCAGTAATCTGCCTTGTCACTCAAATCAAACAATACGAGAAATTCCTTAAAATGTTTCCATGGATTTTCTGAAGAAGCCAGTCTCTTGTGAATATTTTCGTGAACACAAAGTCCAGATAAATTTCCTAAATTATTCTCAACTTCAGGGATTACTAGTGGGTCCCATAAATCATATAGACATGAATGACTAAATCTTAAGATTTCCGTGCTTGGTTCCTCCTCCTGAAGTTCACCAGTTGTTATCTCAGGTATCTCACTTTCCCGTGATTGGTACGTCAGATTTGTTTCACACCCCTGAAGAGATCTTAAGATTACACGTAAATCGGAACTTGCTAAAACCTCTGGCCGAATAGTCTTTCCTAGCCACATCTGAACTGACTGTGAAGGAAATTCCATTTCTATATGAGTACTCAGACGCACAATATGTTGGTAAGCGCGACCTTTAATTTCATTACAAATTAAAATTAGCGGATGTGTTGTTTGACCAACCTTCCACACCCTCATGTAATCCAGCAATTCACTTAGGCCACCCTTTTCTCCCAAACTCAATCCGTCTATTTCATCTAGAAGAACTGCCAACTTATATTGATTATTTGTGGGTGACATAGATTCTAAAACAGACCTCTGTACCAACAATGGGATAATTTGCTTCTTGAATGCCTGTCCAGAACGCGTATGACTTGCATTCAATTCTACAATTCTATAACCTTGTTGTTTCAGAATTTCTCTAGCTAATGTCGTCTTGCCTACACCAGGTGGACCAACTAAAAGAAATGCTGCTGTTGTAGGAGTTTGTAACCATCGTCTAAGTGTGTCTTCTACACTCGGATGAAGGCTTGTGTAATTCATCTCCTTTGTTTCTTGTCATACTCTTTAGACTATAATTTCACGCACCTGTATTTATAGAGATACTAAACACTGTTCTTTACGAGCAGAATCTGTTTCGTGTTTAGAAATACCAACACAGACATCTCCATCCCAAATACCTTCCCATGTTACACCTGCAGTCTGGCAGCGATTGCATATTTCGGTGAGAGTATCTACGTTTTTAGCATCTCTAACATCCTGAGATGTAAATTCAAAGACTTTCTGTGTATTTGTTCTTGATAATGAGCCAAGTTCTGACGGTAATGTCTTAATCAATCCTGCTGATTTATTAGTAATTCCTGACATATCGACGCAGCCGGATATTCTTTCGACATACGTCAAATAGTCCGGACACATATTTATCACAGGTGGCCAGTTTTTCGGATTATTTAGTTTAGACGTTCCAAACCAACGAATACCGTAATATACTACAACAAAAACTGCACAAATACCAAAAACAACACCCCTTGTTTGATTAATTTCATATACGGTCTTTGTACCGTAGACCACTCCAATCATTCCCACGACTGTATACAAGATAAAACCCCAATTTAGAGTTCTGAGATTAATACCAAATATAATCATACTACTTTACTACAGAAAAAACACTAAACATTTAGCCATTGAATGACAAAATGTTTAGAATATTTATACAGCTAGCTTATTTAAATCAGGCCAGGCATGTAAGCGACGGGCGCGGGGGAGGCAGCCGTAGCAAGCGCATTGCCAGTGCCAAGCTCGATGTAGGCCGTAAGGTAGGGGCCGCTTGTAGTCTCGACGCCAACTACACCGCCGGCAAGGGAAGGCGCAATTAGCTGAACCTTGCGGAACGTGCGGTTGGATGAGACAACCGTCTTGCCCATGTCACGGAGCAGGCCACCCGCGCCAACGGCGTTAATCGTGGAGACACGCGCATCACTGGAAGCCCAGTTGGCGGCTGAGAAGTTGCCAGGGAGGAATGAGCCACCCGCACCGGCACCACCTGAATACTGGAGAACCTTGTTGTCGCAGCGACCGAGGGGGACGAAATAACCGCGAGTTTGCTTAGGACCTTCAGAACCAGAAGCCATTTGTTTTATACTTCCGGCCTAGAAAAAAAGTTTCAATAACTCCGAAATTTTACGCCGTAGGGAAACTTGCTACAAAGCAGAATGGACTCCCAGGATGCCTTTGTTTTTCCGAATACGAACTCCGCGCCGGTAGGTGGAATGAATGGACGTGTGAATTTAGCGGCCCCTTCAAGTGCCGGTGGCCATGCCGAAGTCCCTGGATTTTCTCATAGAACTCAGGCGGAAGGACAGTTTGCAAACGACGCACTTCGTGGAAACTGGGAAGTGAATACTTTATCAAAAGCTTTCTTCAGCAAAGAGAATGCCGTAGTAATCCAGAATGGAATACGCAAAGCCGTATACGATAAATCTGGACCGAAAAAATACGTAATTGGCGACCAATCTATGGATGAATTGACAATCATCATGCGCACAATGTATCTTCAATACGCGCAAAACTTACCTTATGATATCACTGGTCAGGTTGCGGATCTCAATCAAAAAGTATTGAACTGGTCAGTTCCTCACATTTTGTCCGCCGTAGATCATTACCAATATTATTTGAAAGATATTAGCCATATGCCGGTACCTTTGGCCAGATCCGTAAGCCTTAGTTCGGCGGGAACCAAGTCATTGGCTCAGAATCCCTTCGTATAGGGGCTACGCCCCTATAACCCCATCCGTAGGCCCCTATGGATTTAGGATACGGGGTCTTAGGGCGTTAGGCCCTAACTTTGAGCTTGAAAACCTTCTTAATCTCCTTCTTCACAGGGCTATCTGATTTAGCAGCCTCGCGTGTCACTTGTAGTGCCGCCCAAGACTTCTCAAACACATCAAGGTCCCGGAGCCACAGGTTCTCGGCACTCGTCGCCTTCAGCAACTCAAGAGCAACCTTTGCAGCCTCCACATGCTTACGCGCTTCCTCCACTGCAGAAGCCTTAACACGATCCATGCGCATCTTGAGCAAATACTCGTAGCTATCGACGCTGTCAGGCTTCTCCATCGAATCGAGTGCCGGTAGCTTCTCCGCCTTCAACTCAGCAACAATCTCCTCATCTGACTTCCGCCGTAGATCCATCCGACCCTCAAGTAAGGCCGTAAGGAACCGTGCCTTTGCATCATATTCAACAAGTTCCCGCTCCAGCCGTTGTAGCTCCAGAGCCTTACGGGTCTCATAGCCGGTAAGGCGAACCTGATAGTAATCCTCCATCATGTCACCCACCGTGCCGTAACGCTTAATCTTCATCTCAGGGCTGAAGCAAACCATGTTGGTCGTATGCCAGGTAGTGTTCAGCTGGAGCATCTTATCTGCCGCCGTAGCATCTGTCCTCATCTCAAAGTAAGTGTCTGCATCGAAATACAGGACAAATTTGACCTCTGTGTCATTGTAAAGGTCATCAAACGACTCTAGAACAGGCTTAATACCCTTCTCCTTGTCACCTGTGCACAGCGTATCAAGATATGCCTTGTAATCCTTAGTCCACGTGCCCACAGGCAACTCTGTTACTGTAATGGTGTGCTTCGCATCATCCCAAGTCGCCTTACCCTTGGTTACCCAAGTAGTGTCAGTCGTCCGGTGAATGGTGCCGGTAAACCCATACCACCAAGGCTGAAGAACAAGTCCAGCGAGGGTAGGACGACGCAGGAATAGACGGTCTCGTAGGAGCGACAGAATGTCGCTAGGATTATGAGGAGGAATGTTACTGGAGAAGCCAGTTCCAATCCCTAGAGCCCCATTGATTACGAGTAGAGGCACTACGGGTTGATAGAACTCAGGTTCCACAATCTCGCCGTCATCGTCAATGTGCTTCAGGATACCCGCGTCATCCTTCTTGAACATTGCATCAACAATGGGCTCCAAATAGGTGTGGATGTATCGAGGCTGAGCTGCGTCCTGACCACCCATCAGACGAGAACCAAATTGACCATTGGGAACTAGCAAGTTTAGATTATTGGAACCGACAAAGTTCTGAGCCATTCCAGTAATTGTGGAATTCAGAGATGCCTCACCGTGGTGATAGGCTGCATGCTCTGATACATATCCTGCAAGTTGCGCAACCTTGATTTCCGAACGTAGGCCGCGCTTCAAGCAGCAGTATAGAATTTTGCGCTGAGAAGGCTTGAGGCCATCCATCACGTGAGGCAGAGAGCGCAAATTATCGGCATTCGAGAAATGAATGAGTTCATCGTGAATGAAACGGTTGTAAGGGATTTTACCACCCTTTACTACCGCCAGAGTTCTGCGAGGGTCATATGTCTTCAGCCACTCCTTACGGTCATCAGCACGTTTCTTGGAGAAAGCCAGACAAATCGCGTCATCTGATGCGCCATCCCACTCATATTTCATGTCAAAGAGGTCCTTGAACCATTCACGAGCTTCCTGCGCAGTAGAAGTGCCTAGACCCTTGTAATACTTTATAGTTGTACCCTTCAATGCAGTCGCCACATCAGCTGCGTTATTCGCAAGAGAATCGCGCCACGTCTCAAATTCGCCTTGCGAATAGAAGGACTGAACCGCGCCGCGACGAGTTAGCTTCAGCAGAGGCGTAGCAAGACAACACAGAAAGCCATTCTGAAGCAAGGAAGGCCAGAAAGTGTGGAAGAAGTTCATGAGAAGACCCTTGATATGGGAACCATCATGGTCCTGGTCTGTCATAATCATAACACGACCATAGCGCAGCGACTTCACATCGTGATACACCTTGCCTTGCTCCAAACCCAAAATCTTCTTAATAGAAGTGAGTTCCTCGTTCTTGTTGAACTTCTCCTGACTAATGTCCTTCACATTCAGCATCTTACCTCTCAAGGGGAAGACCCCCCAGCGCTCACGACCAACCACTGCGAGACCTGCGATAGCAGATGCTGCAGCTGAGTCTCCCTCAGTCAAGATAAGAGTAGCCTCAGAAGACTTGGCCGTGCCAGCCCACAGTGCATCCTCAAGCTTAGGGAGGCCGCGCAAATTCTTGCGCTTGGAACCATCCGTCTTCTTGGCATCTTTCGCCGACTTGGCATCCAGGATGGATTGGGCCTCCTCGAGAAGACCAATCTTTATCAAATTATCTGCCAACTTCTCGGACTTGAAGACGGAACCAAACTTTTGCGCAGGAGTTGTCAGGGTCTCCTTGGTCTGCGAGTCAAAGGCAGGATTTACGATTGTAGAATTTATAAAGAATACGACCGCATCCTTCAACTGAGAAGGCTTGATGTCCACCTTCTTCTTCTTTGCCAAATCAGTGAAATTACCGAGAACAGTCTTGAGAACCGTCTCCACGTGCTTACCACCCTTCCTGGTATTAATACCGTTCACAAATGAAATGTGACGGTCATCGGGCGACTCGTCTTCAGCAAAGAGGTTCTTTGCGAGAACTGCGCCAACCTCCCAACGCTCACCACAGCGCTCGTAGGCGTGGCTGGTGCCATCCTTGATGAACAGATTAATGAACTTCTCAAATGTGTTCGTGGGAACTAGGACGCCATTCCAAGTCACCTTAACATCCTTGCCGGCCATTGCTCCAAGCTCGATAGCACGAGTATGAAGAACCTCTAGCATTGCATCTACGTCGAGGCCAGGAAACCGAGAAAGGTCAGGCTCATAAGTAATCTTAACGAACCCCTTGGAAGCCTTGTCTTTCACAATGGACGGCTTTCCAGCGACCGCCATGTGGTCTTGCCAGACCTGAGTGTAAGTCTGGCCTGACGCAGGATGCCTGGTTTTCAGAGTAAAACTGTTGCTGAAGATATTGGTCAGCTTGGCACCGTATCCGTTCTTACCACCGACAATCTTTTCCTCCGTCTTGTCATAATTGCCACTGGTCAGAAGATGACCAAAGATAAGTTCGGGTGCATAGACTTTGTGCTCGGCATGCATCTCGATAGGAATGCCATCGCCGTCGTTCTCTACGTCAACGACAACCTTGCCATTAGCGCTTAGAACCGAGACGTCTATGTGCTTAATGGGTTGCTTACCAGAACCAGCAGTCTGGCTGCGAACAAGAGCATCCCGAGCATTCACGATGATTTCGTCGAAAATCTTGTAAAACCCAGGATTAAAAGGGACTTTACGGTGAACCATTTTGCCACTCGCCACATCAAAGACCCAGCGAACCTCCTCATGCGTCTCCGTGCTACCAACGTAGGTATCAGGAAGCTCGAGAATATGCTCGCGGTGAGTATGTTTCTTATATTGGTCAGCCATTCGTGTATACCAGGTCAAGGGTCCCCCTCACGGGTCAATTTTTGTAGCCAATTCCATATAAATTTCTAAAGTAAGATTAAGAAGTATGGTTTCTATAATCACGGCTTGTTCTAGGCCGCAGAATTTAATGGAAATTTACAATTCCATTGAATTTGAGAAAGTAGAGAAATGGTACATCATATATGATACATCCAAGTGCCGAACTTACGATTTCCAATTCGCGTCAGACACAAACGCAAACAAAATTGTAGAATTAACATGTGACCAAATTGGGTTTGCAGGACATCCCCAGATTAATTTTGCCTTGGATTTAATTGAAGACGGCTTCGTCTACATCATGGATGACGATAATATTTTCCACGAAACATTCTGGAATTTATTGCCAACTTTAGAAAAAGATTCAGTTTACACCTGGGACCAAAATAGAATCCAGGAGAAGAGAATTTTGAAGGGTGGACAAATTCAAGAAGAGAAAATAGATACTTCTCAATTCATTGTACCCAGGGAACTTATTGGTTCCATAAGATGGGCCGTCACAAAGTCAGCAGGAGATTTCCGATTCATCAAACAAATCTTTAAGAAATTTAAAGATAAATTCAAATATATTCCAAAAATAGCATGCTACCACAATTTTATAAAAAAGGTACGGGTTGCACTTTGTTTTTTTGGTTTGACAAGATCTTTGAAATTCACTTTGCCATCAATTCAGAAATTTGTCCTAGGACCACTGAAGGCACATAATATCAAGTATGACAAATATTTGCACACATACAAAATGAAAACACCTTACACAAATCCTAGAGCAGGAGAATCAGGAATTATCTTGGATACAAATGAATATAAAATGCTTCAACCAGATTTTCATATGTTAGAGGACAAAGAGATGGTTTCGAAACGCTTGGATTTACCCAAGTACAGAGCCAAAGGAGATCCATGGTCTAAGGAAAAGGAAGCAATTCCTGGAGACTTTACAACCTTAGACAACCATATCTTGTACCTGTGGTCTCAGAAACAACTTACAGAAATGGTAAAACAGAGGCTAGGACGTTATACTCATATTATATTTTGTAGACCAGATGTCTTGTACCAAGTTCCTTTGCAAATAGAATGGTTTTCTTTCAAATCAGACAAGATTTGTATTCCGAACTTTGGTTTATGCGGAAATGTAAACGACAGATTTGCCTTGGGTCGACCAAAACAAATGATACCTTATGGTGAAAGATTTGATGAGGCCTTACAGTATTCTAAGAAATATCCATTGGCATCTGAGGCTTTCTTGATTGCAACCATGAAGAAACATAAAATCAAATATGAACATGTCAACTTCTATTTTACACGCGTAAGAGCCAATGGAGAGAAGAATGGAATGGATTTAGGACAAATTCGATTACTAACAAGAAAAAACCGAATTTCAAAGAAGAATGGAACTAGAAAGGAATTCAAGGGAGTTGTGGAAATTTAATTTCTATCCTAGATTAAAATGAGTTGTACTTCTTGCAAGCAATTCGGCGGAGGTACTTCAGGCGCCCCTCTTTCTTATTCCAATCCTAATTACCAAGAACCCAGTGCATCTGCTGGTTCTAATAGACTTGGATCTGAACCCTTGTTGGCCAGACCATCCTTAAATCACACTGGAGGAAAGAGAAAATGTACAAGAAGACACAGACACACCAGAAAATGTAGAAAGTCTAGACGCGGTGGGTTCTATCCCTCGGTCATGGGTGGTATAATTAACAATGGGGCTAGATTGGTTCCTGCTGCTGCCGTCCAAGGATATCGTATGGTGCGTAACTATAATAAGTCGCGCAAAAATAGAAAATAGGCTGCCGTCTATATAAACTAAAACTAGTCTTTTTCTAAAAGTCAAGGTTTGCGTTATTTCGCCTAAAGCCAGAAAGCGTCCGACAATAAGAAGGGACGATGAGTACCACCATACAAGCAAAGGCCACTCCGAACGCAAACGGAAACCTTTTTGAGGTGAAAACGGTTCAATCCGGCGCATTCCGCACCTTGATTGAGGCACTCAAGGAGATTTTGACTGAGGCGAACTTGGAGTTTGACTCACAGGGAATGAAGATTGTCGCAGTAGATGAGACCCATACGGTATTGGTATACCTACGGCTCCATGCAGACCGCTTTGAGAATTTCTATTGCCCGGTCAAGCATGTGCTAGGTGTTAACATGATTTATCTTTTCAAGCTCATTAAGACCATGGGTAATAATGACAGCTTGACTATTTACTTACCCGCGAATAACCCTAACAAGCTAGGAATTCGCATGGAGAATACGGAGAAGTCTCAGGTAACCACTTTCTTCCTGAAACTCTTTGACACCGATGTTGAGGATATCAGTATTCCTAGTTTAAATTTCACCAGCATTATCCATATGCATTCCGCGGATTTCCAGAAGATTTGCCGAGACATGAATGTTTTGGGAGAAAAGATGGAAGTGACGAGTTCAGGGAATAACTTGATTTTCCGATGTGTTGGAGATTTCGCGGAACAGGAGACTGTAATCGCAGATAACCAGGCTTCTATGAAGGTTCAGACAAAGGGAACAACCACTGAGATTGTTCAGGGCATTTTCCAGCTAAAACACTTGGTTCTCTTTACGAAGTGTACCACTCTATGCCCCAGTATTGAACTTTACTTGAAGAATGACTACCCTCTCATCTTAAGATACATGGTTGCGAATTTGGGAGAAGTCAAGCTTGTTTTGGCCCCGATTAAAAATAAGAAAGAATAGATGGACACGGGGGCAGCCTTGGGTGGTACTGGTCTGTTTATTTCTTTAGTTGGTATAATATATAGTGCTGTAAATCACAAACACATACGTTCAAGATGTTGCGGAAGAGATTTAGAAATGTCTATAGACATCGATTCAACGGAACAATCAAAAGGTTCCAAATCACCTGTGGTTTCCAAACACGAACCTGCTCCACAACAAGTGAATTCAATCTTGAAAACGCATTTTGCAAGTCCCAAAGTCTTTCCTCATTTCACAGTTGATTGAATTAAATTGCGTTTAACTAAAAAAATTGATATCATGTTGTAGCTTAGAAAGGTACAACACGATATGGAATTAGTTGAAGAATTACCTGATCAACTTAACCAACAAGTGCAGCAAGACCTACCAATATTGTTTGCTGTTTTAACTAAACGGGGGCAAACAAGGGGATATTATCTAGTGAGATGGTCTCATGGTGGCGTGGATGCAGCAAATAAGATAATTCATGTTCTAAAACCTGCAAATCATCATAACCGGTTTTATAACATTAATGCCTTCCAAAGGGCTGGTATAAGATGGAATACTATCGTCACAAAAAAGAACCATGGGACTATGATTAGAGCAGGAAAATGGAAGTTTGTAAATGAGCGATTGCATAGTAATGGTGATCGTATTCCAGTAATCCGTATATCTCCAAGTAGCAGCACACTACCTCTAATGCCCAGTTACGCTTTTGTTCCCATTACTACGAATAATACTGTACCTGCGGTTCCTGTACCTGCGGTTCCTGTACCTGCGGTTCCTGTACCTGCTGTACCTGCGGTTCCACCTGTAAACGTTACAGTCACCAGAAAATACCCTATTGTAACTATTCCACAGCATACTGTCCTTTCTCTACTGCGAGATGCTGTCATGCAGGAAGAGGTCTGTCCAATTACATCTGAAAACATTGATGTAGCCAATGGTGCTATTACATCATGTTTCCACTTATTTGAGAAAAACGCAATCTTACAGTGGCTACTTATGCCAAGTTCACAAGATAAGTGTCCTGTATGTAATTGCCCGTGTAATTCATTTACATTATAACTTAAGGAAGGCCTATGTTATTAGTACTCGTCATTGTGTTCGACCTAGGTCTTCCAGGAAGACCAATGTTATTATTACTAGTCATTGTGTTCGACCTAGGTCTTCCAGGGAGGCCCATGTTGTTTTTACTAGTCATTGTGTTGGACCTAGGCCTTCCAGGGAGGCCCATGTTGTTCGTGCTAGTCATTGTGTTGGACCTAGGCCTTCCAGGGAGGCCCATATTGTTCGTGCTAGTCATTGTGTTGGACCTAGGTCTTCCAGGTAGGCCCATGTTATTTTTATTAGTCAACGTTTCGGATCTAGGTCTTCCAGGTAGGCCCATGTTATTTTTATTAGTCAACGTTTCGGATCTAGGTCTTCCAACACCAGGAAGATTTCCAGTGGCCCGTAGATTATTCATATGCTTTTTTAAATTATTAGCCGGTGATGTTTTCTTAGCAAAAAGTTCAAACCCTCCAACCTTTCTATTCTTACGCGATTTCCGTGTGCTTCTATTTCTGCGGGTCTTTGGCATTATACTATATATTTACATTCTTTTCTGGACATGTGGAGTATAGAGAACCTCTGTATCGGAGCATCTCGAATCGATAAAACAGAGGCCATCGGACTTATTGAATTTCTCTGCATTGAGGTTCCAGATTTTCAGAATATTAAATGTCCCCTTTTTCGGTGACATACTGAGGCCCATACAAGTATTACCACTTTCCTTGAACGCAAGGCCAAGCATGGCTTGTAGAACTTGACTAGTAAATACTTCCTTCACATTATCAGAAGGAACTTTTATACTATAACTTCCTCCGCGAATATTCTGGTGATTTTCCCATAGAGGTAGTGTATCACCGCGCATAAAGAAGGGTTGACCAGCCTTCAACTTAGCATGTCCGACTTCCTCTAAAGTCTGAAGAACATCTGACCATGTATTACATGTCTGAACCTTAACGAACGTATCTAGGGTCCACTTGTCAGAATCACCCTGGTGGAAATATAGTGTCCAGGGTCCAGATGAAATAGGGTCTGTGAGGTTTACATTTGGAACATCACACATTGCTATGTATAGTTTGTATGAAAGCATTAAGCCCTTTCAAATTTTAGTTCTAACCACATCACCCATCTCCGTAATATATTCGACTTCCATTGTATCTAATCCGTGGAAATAAGAAGTTCCAGTTTCACAACACCACAATGCAAATATTTCTCCAACGGTCGGCTCTTCAAATCCACTGTAATGAACATCATTTATCCAATTGGATAAGTCAATTTCCTTTTCACCTATCTTAACTACAAAACTCAAATATGATAAGTGCCGTGGCTCTTCTGTGGTTACATAACTAGGGTCTACAAATCGTGGAGGACATACCTCACATCTCCATTTCACATTTGTATTTTCAATGGAACCAAAATTCTCAGAATTCACAGGGATGGCTGCATTCTTAAAAAATATCCATTCCTTTTTTACTAAAAGTTCTGTATATACTACTTCAGTCAGGCGTCTGAGCTTTGTCATACACCTATGTGCCTTGTTAAAGATATAAGGAGCCCATGCCCAATATAACCCTTGGAACATCTAATATAAAAAGATATTCAAAGTGTTTAGACCAATAGTATGGAGTGCTTAAATTAAGCATTTGGCGGTACGAGCTTCAACAATGATATTTCCTAGCCTCAGGGCATCCACATGTTTTCTTGGGCTTTTTGCAACCACAGCATTCTGCATCTTCATTGTTATCTTCTTCCCCTTGTATCCATGTAATATAAATCAAACGTATTATTATGTAAATTGGTATCAAAGATAAAAGACCCCAATTTACCATTTCATAGCCGTAGCCACACATTGAGAAAGATAAAAAGGTAACTGCTCCTCCAAGAAATAAATGTTCGATAATGTGGTTTATTCTTCCGTAATTTAAATCAAGTAATAAAAAACAAAATGCAAGAGCGGCTACCAGAATACCACTTGGACATAATGACATTTCTAATAATAAAATATATTTTAGATTGTTCAAGAGTTCGATTTATTACGCATTAAGTTACAGGTAACTTTTTTACAATGTTCTTTACTGGATCATAGACACCGATAGGGTCTCCGATTTCACCATCATTATTAGCGTATACTGTATTCTCTGTATCTTTAAAGAACTTGCGACCCTTATATACCCAGTCTTCCACCTCAATACCCTCTTCCTCCTCAGGAACAACCTCCTCATCCTCCTCAGGAACAACCTCCTCTTCGTCCTCTAGCTCAGGAACAACCTCCTCAACATCGCCTTGTTCTGCGTCAATATCTGATTGCGCCTCCTCATCGTAAGCAGGGCTATCAAATCCATGCGGAGTATCTGGTGTAGCAAGACCTAATGCCTGAGATACATCTGAAATACATACGGTTTTCAAATCAGAACCTTCAGCGGTTGGCTGAATATTCGGAATTGTTGTAGCAGTTTCAATTACTTCTTTTGTCTGCTCGGAAAGGATTGCAACCACCTTTGACAGATTTGTGTTAAGGTTCTGAATATTTTCTAGAAGCATTCCATACTGATTATTCTGTTTTTGGTGAAGGAATTGAAGGGCTTGCTCAATTCTATCCATACGCTCATCATTAACAGGTGCAAGCGGAGGCGTAGCCACAGCTACAGGCGCAGCTACAGGTACAGGTACAAGCGTAGGTGCAAGCGTAGGTGCAAGCGTAGGTGCAAGCGGAGCCATACAGCAGGTATCATCTGAAGATTTCTTTCCCAGCACGTCCAAGTTATCCGCAAACTTAAGAAGGGTCTCTTGAATTTCACTTTGAGCAGTTTTCAATGCCTTATACATCCTGGTTATACTTAACCACGTATAATCACATTGTCAATTTTTACACTTTATATTAAGTCCTCACTTTCACATGTAAATTCATTACCGCATCTAATGTACTTTCCTTATCTTTGAGAGGCTTGGAACGTTTCAAGCGCAATCCAGGCTCTGAATTTTTCATTTGCTCAATTGTGCTCAAAGACGCATTGACAGAAGTATTCTTCAAGGAAGTCTCATAGAAGTCAATGGGTTTCGTATCAAGAGTTGCCAAAATACTAATCACTGGATGTATGTGGCGGTCAACTCGAAGAACCTTCTTTTCAATTATATTTCTGAATTGCTCATGTGATAAAGAACCTCCAAACAGCGTCAAACTCTCACGAGGTGGTGCAGGATGAATTGCAGACGTTTGCTTATACATGCGATTTAGTAACGCCTGTCTTTCCCAGCGAACTTGGGGGTCTACTTGCTCATTTAGCAAATAAGAAAGTCCACATGAAAGAGTACAGAAATTCCCATAAACACTGTAAACACCTCTCTCTTCCAAACTCGGTATAACAATCGGATATCCTTCGAAACATCCTGCACACCAGAAACATGCCGCCTCTACAGATTCTGGTAATGTCCTTGTCTCATTTGCTACACGGTACTCTAACATAACGTCGATTGTCCTGAATGCTCTTGTTTCCTCCTGTTTTACTTGTACCTGGGTTTGACATACTGCGGCATTTTGAGAAACTGCTAGAATAGATTCGCTTACCGCAGGAGGTAGGACTGGCTTCAATTCATCAGTAACTTTAACTTCAATAAGTTCAGCGTTACTTGTGTATAAGTCATCTGCCTCATATGGTTCAGGAACACCAGGTGGCCTAGGGTCATACATAAGTGGCCCATCTTGAAACTGGATTTCAGATGATCTAAAAGGTAAATGTGCTATCAAGGGGCGACGAGGTTCAGGAGTAAAAGTGCCTTGTATCTCTCCATTTGCAGAAACAACTGCTACAATAGGAGCTTGTTTACCTTTTGCCTTTCCCTTAGGAACACGCTTTGTCTTAACCTTTTCAAGAGATACAGGTTCTAGTATTTCATTTGTTGGTACTGGTACTTGTACAGGTAAAGTAACTTGCATAAGAGAATTATCAGGCATAACATTGGGCGTCTTAGATTTTCTAGGTTTTGAAATTACGCCCTTTGGCATTCTATATTCTATAACAAAATGGTTCCAAAGGTTTAGGTCATTTGACCTTACCTTTGGTTTAGGTCATCGACCTTACCTTCGGTTTAGGCACTTAATGTTGAAACCATTTTTAACATAGATGGAATTGTCTCGAGTAGACAAATGTATAGAAGCAATGATAAAAACACCAGAAACATTTCAACATTGTATTTTCGTAGGACCTCCTGGCTGTGGTAAGACAACGGCTGCCTGGAATATTGTGCACCAATTCTATAAAACTCCATTGGAAAGAGTTGGCCGAGCACTTTTTTTGAATGCAAGTGACGAAAGAAGTTTAGAATCCATCAGATCCAAGGTATATCCCTTCACTGAATCGGCTGCAACTGGTCTATTTGGATTTTCAGATAAACCAAAAATTATAATTTTCGATGAAGTGGAAACTTTGACGGAACCTGCCCAGCTCGCTTTGAGACCTCTCTTGGAAAAATCTACAAAAGATATTTTGGTATTTTTCTTGTGCAATTCACTTTGCAAAATTCACGCATCTTTAAGGACACGTTTTTTTATTTTAAGATTTGATCCGCTCCCTGAAAATGTCTTAAACTCTCGTCTGAAAACAATTGCCACCATACCTACGGAACCACCAGGTCGATTTGATATTCGTCTGAGACGGAGTGATCTCAGATATTTTTTGTTAAATCCGCAAGATTCTCAGAAAGCAACCAAATGGTTAACCAAACTTTTGTGTCTTCATTCAACTCAGAGAAAACAATTTTGGAAACAAACTTATAATGAAATGTCCCTTCAAACATTTGGATGCCATTTGCTAAGTCTTTCTTTGATAACAAACACTGGTTTCAATAATTGGAAAGAATGGATTAAAATATGTGACCCCAATTTATCTACTTGGATTACACAGGAAACTGCAACTGAATATATGGAAAAGATGTGGTTAGAATTTTTAGGTAGTATAAAAATCGAATCCATGGCCTAAATACATTTAAGTATTATGGCTTTAACTATGTCTCCGCTAAGAATTTCAACGATGGTCACAACCTGCCATGTAGGTTGTGGCATTCGTCTTAGTCGCCTTTTCGAGGGACTTGGTAAATGGGCAATTCCATTTGGATATCCTGGAGAAGGATTTCTGAAAATGGAGTATGAGGCAAAGGTCATGGGTGCTTCTACAAGAGATGTTTTGACAAAGCGTAAGGTTACAGAGAAGACCTTCTTCAACCAAGCAACCCTTGTAATTCGCAAGACCTTTCCTGGCCGCGGTTGGAAAGAAGTAAATATCAAGATGTTTGCAAATGGTGGTATTCAAATGACAGGTGTTCCTACTGCTGAATTTAGTCAAGAGGTCATTCAATATGTCATGGACCAAATCATGGCAAAGGACAAGGAAGTCTTTACTGGTCAACCAAGTCTTACAAAATTCCGTATCCAGCTTATCAATAGCGATTACAGCATTAACAGACAGATTTACCAGGATAAACTGCACAAGGTTCTCAGCAACGTCTATAATCTATTTAGTTCGCATGAAAGCACCATTTACCAGGGTGTCAATACCAAATACTATTACAACAAAAAGGGTAATCCTTTGAGGCCTGGTATTTGTGAGTGTAAGGAACAGTGTTCTGGGCAGGGACTTGGTGATGGAGAAGGTCAATGTAAGCGGATTACAATTAGTCCGTTCAGTTCAGGAAAAATTATCATTACAGGTGCGCGCGAGATGGACCAAATCAATGAGGCATATGAATTCTTCAATGAGATTTTGAAAACGCATCAGAATGAAATCCTGTTTGTTCCGCCACCTCCTACCACCACGGCCGTGAAAACGTAGAAATCTGCGTAAAATTGATTGGACAGATTTCCCTTTCTACGGCAGACTATGTCAACACCTGCCCCCCCTAGCAATGCCCTTGTTTCCACTACATCATCAACGGCAGTAGAGCATGTTCCTTCTGCTGCCACTCTGCTAAGCGCTGCTAAACTTGCTATTCAGAGAGATATGCCTATCCAGCTCGATTATTTTGTTGATTCAGCGGAGGGTAAGGCGTTTCTTGGAGAAGATGCTTCTACCAGCGAGAAGATGCTTGTAAAGAGTTCGGAGGAATACACCAGCCACATCCAGAAGATTTATAAGGCGGGTGAGGACTTCATTATTCTCACGGAGAACTCTATTTACCTTGTGAGTTCCAAGGTTCAGAAGCGTAAGATACAGGCTTCCAATCTGCGTAATGAGTAATTCCGCAAACCTGAAAGAAAAATTGATGATTACCGCTTTTCAGGCTGAGGTACACAAATGTCACTTGGCGTCCTTGGCTCTCGAAATGCTCTAACAAAACAAATTATCCAAAGTGAGATTCTTAATCCCATTTTGGATGATATGGATAGGCCTCTTAGAAAGATTGTCTTACCAGAAGATACCTTGTCTAGCACATATATTGAGTGTTGGGCTAATCGTAAAGATATTCCTGTCGAATTCGTAAAATCAGATTGGGGTACTCACGGAAAGAGGGCTGCGGTATTTCGTGATTATCAGATTGAGAAACAATCAAATATTCTACTTGTCTTTGAGGGGCCGAGAAGTCGGTACTATCTAGATTTAGCAGAACGGATTGCAAAGAAACGTCCTGAATGCCCGATCTACGTGGTAGAGGCAAATTCGGTTACACCCGTTCTTCTGGAAGTGGATTTCACCCAGGTGTCACGTACTGCGATAACAGAAAAGGAAGAGAAAGATATTCTTACTATTCCTAAAATGTTTGCTTCATCTCATAAGAAATCACAGTCCTGCCTAATCAACGATGATTAGGAGTTTGCTCCTATTTAGGCTTTCAGACCCCGGTTGCAGACCAAAAAGAAAAACCAGGAATTCATAAATCCAACAGAGGCTACAAGGCAAAGAACCATTAGGTTACCAAAAGAGCCCTTTCCCTTAGACATTAAATACAAGGAAGAAACAATTCCGGCAATCCCGAATATTAAGTTGACAATAGCAATCGCGTAAAACCAGGTGCAAACAGTCGTGCTGGAAATACTCTTGGACCAATTGGGTTCGGAAGGCATTTTCTATTCTGGCATTAGACTTTTTTCACGCACCCTAGTAGAAATGTCTTCTCGTATGAACCGTGCTAGTCGTAAGAACCGTGCTAGCCGTAAGAACCGCGCTAGCCGTATGAACCGCGCTAGCCGTATGAACCGCGCTAGCCGTATGAACCGTGCTAGCCGTAAGAACCGTGCTAGCCGTAAGAACCGCGCTAGCCGTAAGAACCGTGCTAGCCGGAGAAACCGTTGCTGGACGGGTGGAATGGCCCCTGTCAATGATACGAGTATGACAATGGCCCAGCGCGATTCTCTTGCCCAAGGCAGTCAATACTTGAATATTCACAAGGGCCAACATGGCGGTGGTGCTAGCCCAGCCCCATATCCTACGGCGGTTACGGATAGCGTTCTCAGCGGACCCATGATTGCAGCTACTCGCACTG